CCTTATATCCATAAGTGGCTGTCCCAGTTGAGGGTCGGAGTGTGTCCTTATCATCATACCTGTAAATCAGGGTAGACAGAGAGTCTCCTTGTGAACGCTCGAGTTTAGCCACACGTTGTGCTAACGGTTTGTTAGGTCCAATTCGCCGGGCGATTGGCCTGGCTCGTGGCATAGGCCTTAAGGGCCTTCGAGTATAGGGGGCCCGAAGTGGAGGGCCTACTCTCGTATTTCCTCCATAAGGAGGGACGTAATAAGAAGGTGCCTTACGCATAACGCCAGCAGCGTATTTGTATGCTCTGTAAGCAGCATAAGGCGCATAAGGCGCATAAGAGGCTACTTGCCTACGTACAGTATTCTTATATGGCATTTATCTAGGGGACGGAAAAAATTTTTTTTTTTCTTCGTCGTATAAATGACGGATTTGGATCAAATGGATCAAAATGGATCCGCGCTAGGTAATACTGAATCTAGCGCGCCTAAAGACAAGAGAGCAGCACCATGCTTCTTTTGGTGCTTCACTTTCAACAACTATGAAATGGATCAAGTGGATCAAATGGTGCACATAATGTCACATGAATGTGAATGGTATCTCTTCCAGGAAGAGAAGGGTGAGGAGGGTACTCTACACCTCCAAGGAGTAATTAAGCTTAAGAAGAAGGCGAGACTTACACAGCTTAAGAAGTGGAATACAAAGATCCACTGGGAGCCGACTAAGCACATTTCAGCCAGTATTGCTTATTGCAGCAAAGTGGAGACTAGATGTGGCCGTATGTGGTCGAAGGGAGTTCAAATCCCTGAAGAGTTGGAAATAGACCAACCATATGGCTGGCAGCTACAGGTTATGGACATAGTCAATTCTAAGCCCGATAAACGGACGATTTGGTGGTTCTGGGAACCAAGCGGCAATGTGGGTAAGACCACACTATGCAAATACCTGGTTGTGAAACACGATGCCCTCATGGTTACGGGCAAATCTAACGATATGTATCATATGATTTCTAAACACCCAAATAAGCGTAAACTTATCGTGTGTGACATTCCCCGAAGTAGCCTTGAATATATCAACTACCCGGCGTTAGAACAGATTAAGAATGGGCTGATTTTCAGCGGTAAGTACGAGGGTTGTCAGTTAGTGTTTAACTGCCCTCATGTTATCATCTTTGCGAATGAACCTCCAGATGAACGTAAGATGTCTCTCGACCGTTGGCAGGTCGTACGCATTGATAGTGAGTTACAAATAGCCTAAAAGTGGCTTGGGCATGGCCCCGCCCATCCGCTTTGCTCCCTCGTTCCTCGTCCGCCCGCTCCGGGGGGTCCTGCCACCTTGATTTTTACCTAATTTTGTGTGGGAGGGAGAGGCGCGCACGGTTCCCGTGCTAACCCCGTCCTAACTTCTAGCCTTGATACTTCCTGCTTTCGTGTTTTTACCCTATTTTCTGGTTATTTTTTTATGAATAATCAGAAAGCTCTAAGCAACCGAGGAAGATTGGTTGTCAACAACAACCTGGGAAACGACTCCACCATTGGTGAATGATTGGGAAGCGTTCTCGTTAAGCACAATCGTCTTCACTGACGTTCCACCTGAATTATACTTGATAGTATACGTGGTCGAGATGTACACATCGATACCGGCGGGTAACATACCCTGCTCGGTGGACACTGCTGTATCGTGCCCCAAAACACCTTGACATCGATAGAGGAAAACAGCTGACTTAGTCGTACGCTGGTATGTCTGTCCATGACTATCCTGGAGAGCTGGGTCGTAAGTAAAGGCCTTCTGGCCATGTACCATTCTTATAGACTGGCCGGGGGCTAATTTCTTACTAACCAATTTAACGCTCCAAAGTTCCCTGAACTGAGGCGAATCGTTGTAGCTTGTAAGTGTGCTTGAATTATCCGGGTTGCCAACATCGGTCAATCCGTTGGTCCTCGCCAAATTAGGGGTGATACTCGTGTCCTCTTTCGGGTGTGCGACGCTATAAGTAACTACACAGGGAGTCTGGTAGTTGTTGGTGATCGTACACTGGGCATAAGCCGATACCTGGATCTTCTGAGAGAAGGTAGGAGTAGCCAAGGAAGCAGTAATAAGTGTTCCTGGTGCATTTGGGTCGAAGAATCGACATTGTGCAATAGCAAGCTCAATTGCCGTAGTTCCGACGGCGTCCTTATATCCATAAGTGGCTGTCCCAGTTGAGGGTCGGAGTGTGTCCTTATCATCATACCTGTAAATCAGGGTAGACAGAGAGTCTCCTTGTGAACGCTCGAGTTTAGCCACACGTTGTGCTA